AAGGCACATGGACTATGGTGTGCAGTTTAACAAACTCATGTACGAAAGATTGATCGCCGGCGAAAACATTACACTTTTTTCTCCGCATGATGTGCCGGGATTATATGACGCATTCTACGCAGATCAGGACAAGTTCAAAGAATTATATGAAGCGGCGGAACGTAAAACAAGTATTAGGAAGAAGTCTATTCCTGCTATTGAATTGTTTTCTGCATTTGTGCAAGAACGTAAAGACACAGGCAGAATTTATTTAATGAATGTTGACCATGCTAACACACATGGAGCATTTATTGAAGAAGTAGCACCAATTAGACAAAGTAATTTATGTTGTGAAATTGATTTACCAACTAAACCTTTAACAAATGTTGATGACCCCGAAGGCGAAATAAGCCTATGTACATTAAGTGCTGTAAATTGGGGTGCAATCAAAAATCCTGCAGAGTTTGAAACTGTTTGTGACTTAGCAGTAAGGGCACTAGATGAACTGTTAGATTATCAAAGTTACCCTGTATTAGCGGCAGAACTTAGCACAATGAATAGGCGTCCGTTAGGTATTGGTATTATTAACTTTGCATTTTGGTTAGCCAAGCATGATACTACATATCAAAATCCTAATTTAGAATTAGTAGACGAGTGGGCAGAAGCATGGAGTTATTGGTTAATCAAAGCAAGTGCCAATTTAGCAATAGAAAAAGGTGCTATACCAAAAGTTATGGAAACTAAGTACGGCCATGGAATTACTCCTAACCAAACATACAAAAAAGATGTAGATGAATTAGTTAAACACAAAGAACGTATGGATTGGAAGGATCTTCGTAAGCAGTTAAAAGAAACAGGTATTCGCAACAGCACATTGATGGCATTGATGCCTGCAGAAACTTCTGCACAAATTTCAAACAGCACAAACGGTATTGAACCGCCACGCAGTTATGTTAGCATTAAGCAAAGCAAACATGGTGTGTTAAAGCAGGTTGTACCACAGTATGCTAAACTCAAAAACAAGTATGACTTGCTGTGGGATCAAAAATCACCAGAAGGTTACTTGAAAATTTGTGCTGTACTACAAAAGTATATTGACCAAGGTATTTCGGTAAATACATCTTACAATCCTGAGCATTTCGAAGACGAAAAAGTTCCTATGAGTATGTTGTTACAACATCTCATCATGTTTTATAAATATGGCGGCAAACAATTATATTATAACAATACTTTTGATGGCCAGGGAGAGATAGATATTAACAAAGACCAACCAGTTGAAGTAACAACCGAATTTGTTGAAGACGATGAAGAATGCGAGAGCTGTAAGATTTGAAGAAGAAAATGAGCGTTTTAGATATTAAAAATAAATCCGATCATACAAAAGCAAAAATGTTTTTGGATGATAATGGTGGCATGGGCATGCAAAGATTTGATACTCTAAAATATAAACAATTTGATAAAATAACTGACAAGCAATTAGGCTTTTTTTGGCGGCCAGAAGAAGTTGATATCTTGCGTGATGCAAAAGACTTTAAAGATTTATCTGCTCACGAACAACATATTTTTACTAGTAATTTAAAAAGACAGATTTTACTAGACAGTGTACAAGGTCGTTCGCCTAACTTGGCTTTTCTGCCTATTGTGAGTTTGCCAGAACTGGAAACCTGGATTGAGACTTGGGCATTTTCAGAAACTATTCACAGCCGTAGTTATACTCATATTATTAGGAACGTATACAGTAATCCAAGCAAGGTGTTCGACGAAATGCTTGATGTAAAAGAGATTGTAGATTGTGCAGATAGCATTACAGAAAACTACGATAAATTAATTGAATACAATCAAATTAGAGAGCGAGGGTTAGCCAGTTACGATTTATATGAACACAAAAAGAGACTGTGGAAATGCATAATGAGTGTAAACATACTCGAAGGTGTGCGTTTCTATGTATCATTTGCATGTAGTTGGGCTTTTGCAGAACTCAAAAGAATGGAAGGTAATGCAAAAATTATCAAACTAATTGCACGTGATGAAAATGTACACTTAGCAAGTACACAACAAATGCTAAAATTTTTACCGCAAGAAGACAAAGACTTTGCTAAAATTAAAAAAGAAACAGCAGAAGAATGTAAGCAAATGTTTATTGATGCTGTTGAACAAGAAAAAGTTTGGGCAGATTATTTGTTTAAAGACGGAAGTATTATTGGATTAAATGCAGATCTACTAAAACAATATGTAGAATTTATTGCGGCCAAAAGAATGCATGCCGTTGGCTTAGAAAAGGTATATAATATGGGTACTAATCCTTTGCCGTGGACACAAAAATGGATCGGTGGAGGCGAAGTACAAGTAGCACCACAAGAAACAGAAATTAGTTCATATGTAATTGGTGGTACAAAACAAGACGTAACAAACGACACATTTAAAGGCCTTAGCCTTTAGGAGACACAATGTATAATACAGAAAATTTAATCGGTGACGTAGTCACCATCAAAGTATCCAGTGGCATCGAAATATTAGCAACATTAATAGGTGTTGATGAAGAATTTAGATACCTAACTGTAACGCATCCTAGAAACTTAGTCATAAACAGTGATTCTGGTGAACTTGCACTAGTACCATATGTTTTTACTAGTTCGGCAGATGAAATTGTAATGAATACTAGCGAAATATTGTCAGTATCGCTAACTGCAGAAGAAAGTAAAGAAGATTATCTTAATCTAGTAGAAAAAGATGAGCCATCTGACGAAGTAATTGTTTCTGAACATATTGTAGAAGAAAAGTCAGATAAATAATTATATGCCAGGAATTGCAAGAAAAGGATCAGACAATGCTAGAGGTACAATTACGGGCCCTAGTTCTTCTACTGTCTATGCAGACGGAAAGCCAGTTGCTTTGCTAGGCGATATAGTTGCTGGTCACGGCCTGGCGCCTCACAGCAATCCAAGACTAGTAAGTAACGGTGCTCAAAAAGTTTTAGTAGACGGTAAAATTCCTGCTAAAAAAGGCACACAAGCATCTTGCGGACACTCTGTAACGCCTGGTTCTAGCACAGTTATAGTGCCATAATGTCAACTTTAATATCAGTAAAAGGCCCACATGCTAGAGGCCTTGATGATAACATTCGAATACAATGGAACATGGGTAATTCATGTAATTACGAGTGTAATTACTGCCCTACTGTATTACACGACGGTTCTAAGCCATGGTTAAGCACACAGGTATACATTGACACCATCGAGAAGATATCAACGCATTACAACGCATTACAGCAACGCACAGACTATGAATTAATAGGAGGAGAAGTCACTGTAATACCCGGATTTGAGGATATTATACGCAAAATAAGCGAATATAATGCAACTAGTACAGTGTATACTAATGCAAGCAGAACCATTAATTGGTGGTCTAAATCCAAACATTATATGGATAATGTAATACTCACTTTTCATCCCAAATCTCAAGATAAGGAACATTTTGAACAAGTGATTGATGAAATTAAAGATCATGTTTATCTAAGTATTAATATTGCCGGTATTGGCGGACAAGTAGACGAATTAGGAGAATGGGTAGAACAACTTCGAGAACAATTTAAGGACTGTGATAAAAACAGATATTACAATATCAGTATATGTGTTAAAACCATGTATGAGAAGTTCTTAGGGCGTCACAGCAAGCAGGAAACCTTTTACAATTACTCTGACAGCGAGTTAGAAGTATTAAGTAGACCTGGTATCAAACCTCGGCCTATGCCGCAAGAAACTGTAGAAGAACAGCAAACATTGCCGCAAGAAAATGCAGAACCGGTAATCGACACTAGCAATATGACTGAATTTATATACGATAATGGTAAAACCATCTATGTCCAAAACCACCAAATTATTAATGAAGGTTTAAATGGATTTAAAGGTATGAAATGCCATATAGGTTATGAATCCCTTAATATAGATGCAACCGGTGATATTTATAGTAGTTGGTGCGGTGCAAAAAACTTCGGTAACATTACACAAATAAACAGTTGGGAATTGCCTAAGGGTTATACTGTTTGCCCATTCGATTATTGCAATAATATATCAGATATTGCTATTAGCAAAACGGTGTAATTTCCGAAAACTTTTTATAATGTAAATCATAATCATTTAGGTTTGCTTTATTAAATTTGTTTAACACTCCGCAAATTTTTAAGTTATAATCACTGTCTAAGTCTAATTTTTTTCCATCCCAATCGGGACATAACGCATTTGCAAATATGCTTGCACGTTCTAAATTTTTAATCACGTGACCGCTCAAACTTACAATAACATCGTTATTATCAGAAAGCCAGTCATCGGTATAAGGTGTGTGCGATACATATGGTTTATTTAAGATAGAATCTCCGTTAACCGGCTTGACAAACATTTTAAGTCTATGCCAGGCCTTAGTAGTTTTAACTAGAGTTTTTGGTTCGTTTGAGTCAATCGAATGTACATCATATAGCCAATTAGAATGTTCGTCGATAATACTTGTACAGAAACCACTGAGATTATATCCTTTTTGTTCTAAATAAATCCATTGGTTATCTTGACAAATTTGTTTTATTTTATCATTATTGTTGTGCTTAAATACTGTGTTTTCGAGCATAACATTTTTATAATCTTTACAAACATCGAGTATATAATCTACGTCAGCATTTAAAAATACTTTGTCAGATATTTTTAAAAAAAGCATAAAATTGTATTTAGATATTTTTTCTATGTGCTTTCCTACATTACTACCATATGTAATAATAGTACAATATTTTTGTTTTTCGTTGCAATAATCTAACAAATCGTCTATATAAGTGTACGATAATGAATCGCCATAAGTACAATTAAGTGTAATATTGTTGACGTTCTTTTGATCTAATATATGTTTTACTATGTCAAAATCTAATTCTAAATTTAAATTTCTAGCACCAAATCGGTGATGAACCCATTGTCCCTTAGGAGATAACGGGTTGAAAATTGATGTATTAGTTGTAAGATCTAAATGTATATTCATAAAAAAAGCACTAAATATTTAGTGCTTTTTTATTTAAAACTAAATCTTTTTGATTATGGTTTTTCAGTTCTTGCTGGTGCAACCGCATATGAAATAACTGCGTCATATGTGTTTGAATCAGTATCGTAATAATATTCATCAGCACCATCCAATTCAGATGGATCAGTCTCATAAACACCTACTTGATATTCTTCAATATACGTTCTACTAGCAATTTCACCTTTTACTGCAAAGTTATATAAACCTGGTGCAATATTTGCTGGAGCAAGTTCTGCATTTGATGTATCAACTGTTAACACACCTGATGCTACATCAAATGACATCCATGGTGATAACGGACTAAATTCTAGTACAGAAACATTACTTGCATTTGCATTTAATCCTATATCAACAGTAGTAGTATTACCATATGGTATTGTTGCAACAATACCAGAGGATTTATCTGCTAACGTTATATCAGCCGCATTAGGTACAAATGCAATAGAGTAACTAACATTAGCAAAATCAACAATCTTACCAGCCGCATAATCTCCGTTAGAGCTAATAGTATCATATGATAGTCTAGTATTACTATTGGACAATGAATCGAGCCCGGAGGCTGACTGATAGCCCTCTGTTATCAAAATACTTCTTTGAGTTCTTGCATCGAGACTTGGATCTTTTTCAATCCAATGTGCATAGCATCCTGCAACTATACCTGCCGCTGGACTAGTGCCTGTAAAATCTAAATAATTTGTAGTATTAGCAAAATCACTGACGCTTACATCAACACCTACTGCAAACACATCAAGTTTGGCACCGTTGACCGGATTTGTAACTACTGGAGTTGTAGTCTCATCTACATAATCGATCAGAGGCATATTTGTAAATGACGCTACTACTGGATTTTGAAAATTGGTTATATCCATTGCGCCAACAGTTGTGATTGTATCTAAACCACCTGGTGAGTAGTTGTCTACTTCATTACTTTCGTTACCTGCTGAAGCAACTAATAACAAGTTGTTATCTTGTAACTGGCTTAATTTTTGATCTATTAATTGGTTTTTTGTAGCAATCCAAGGCATGCAAAGTACTTTAGGTGTAGTTGGTGTATTTGCGTTATGGTCAACTAAGACTTCTTCTAGAGCATCTACAACTTCACCTACAGTGATTGTGCCATTTGCTGTATTAAACAGTTTAACATTTTTAAGTGTTGCCCCGGGTGCCACACCAATATTTTCTCCAACGATCAAACTTCCTACGCCAGTGCCGTGCCCGTCTGTGTCAACAAATCCTGTAGCACTTGAAACATTATAAAGATTGCTTACTGATGCATTAGCAAACTCTACGTGATCGGTGGTAATACCTGTGTCTAGCAAATAAATTGTTGTGCCGCTACCGGTATAACTAGGGTTCCAATTTGGTGCGCCAGCACCTGTTATAAAATTTCTTGAGGAATATGTTAAATGCTGTACGTTATATAATGCACCTGAGTGCGTAGCAGTTAACGATTCTCCTTCTAGTTCATAATGTGATATGCCTGTTAATGTTGCTAGTTGCTCCGGGGTTATATCTACTTTAAAAGTAAGTGGTAGTGAATAAGTTTTACTTACTGTACCACCAGCACTTGTAATAGCAGATGTTGCCGCTGAACTGTCAGCATGTACAGAACTATCCATTGATAATATGTATGATGCCATTTTAACTCCAATTCTCAATAGTGATTTACTAAGTATATTTATCACTTTAATGGATATTAAAAAAATATTATGATTAAAAACAACCTTTTTACACTCGATTCAGATCTAGCAATGTGTCAAATTAATATGGAACAGCGAACTGCTGACGATAATGCACTAGATATCATTTACGAAAATGTAAAAGACATCAAACATGCACACATTTCGTTGAGTGGCGGAGTTGATAGTCAATTATGGGTGAGAGTATGTGAGCATTTTAATATTCCTTATTCAGCAACAACATATCTAACTACTTGGAACGGTGCACCAATAAACACAGATGATTTTACTTGTGCAAATTTGACAGCACAAAAATATAATTGTAACTGGGATGTGATAGAAATTGATATCGAAAAGTTTTTAAAATCAGACGAGCTAAGAACTACTGCAAAGCAGTACAAATCCAATAGCCAACAAATATGTTTGCATTTACATTATTTAAAAAAAGTTATAAACAAAAAGAGCACATTTCTTTTAGGCGGTGATGCAATGTATTTAGAGGTAAAAAATAATAAGCCTGACTTAACAATATTAACTCAAGATACTATTACTACTGGCACGCCGTACTATAGATTTTTTGAAACTAACGATGTAAAATTTATTAAAGATGTAGCATATTTAGATAGCAAAATGCCATCAATATTACTAGATTACAATTTACAATTTATTAAAGAACGTAAGAAACATTTAGAAATAAATTCTAATGCATCATCTTTGCCTACTGAAAGATTAGAAGTCAAGTCTTATCTTTGGGAAAGTATTTTGCCAGGAACTGTAAACACATTAATAAAAGTCGGAGGTTTTGAAAGACTTAAAAAGCATTTGGCTATGAAAAGTGGAGTATATAATCAATTCGATATTGAATATAGAATCCCCCTACAAAATTATATGCGTAACGATTCAAGCATGGCAGTTAACAGCCCAATGCGTGTTGTTTATCGAAACAAAGAAATTATAGAAAATTATAAAAAGAAATTTAATAATGCTATAATAAAATACAATAGCACTCCTATTCAAGAATATCTTTTTGATTTTTAATCAAAATACCACCTTTTCATTAACTAATCTTATAATCATAATAAATACAGTTTATAATTTATTATAATTTTAAGTTATAAGTTACCTCCGCGAGAAACATGAATAATTTTGATTTTGACAAGTTCAAAGATAAACTTGAAATAGCGACTCTTTGTACAATTTTTATTTTTACAGTACTAGCAATTACGCCTACTGTCTAACCTAGAGAAAGATGGAATTTTTAATATTTTTAACATTAGGTATAGGTATTAGTTATCTTTATCTCAAACATGCACCAATGCACGACTTACGAACTGCAATTTTTTATGCAGAGCATGTAGCAAACCAAAAGCACAAAAATGGTAGAAACTAAAAACTACACAGAAGCAACTCCTAAACAAGTTGCAGAATGGGAACAAACAGATTTTTTCCGCAAAGGAGATTTTGATGTTATGCAAATGTTTGTTGTTATTCCCGCCGTTATACAATTTGTGACTGTTTGCATGATGTTTGGTGTGTTTTGGTTAAACAGCAAAATATTTTGATAAAAGCAATTTTAAAGGCTGTAGCCGGGATCGGAAACTTTGAATCGTTTCAACCTACACCTTT